CTACGGTTACTGCTCCCTTGTCTTCGGGAATAGGCCAAGAGTTTGTAGTCAAGTAATAGTTATCAAACTTCAAACGGATTTGTTCTTGGTTTGGTTTATCAAAGATTAAATCAATCAAGGCTCCACTAGCACCCGATTGGTTTTCGTCATTGTTTTTCAACTCATTGAATAATTTATCATCAGTAACTAAAGCACTAAAAGTCAATTCGTAGGTTCTTTGTGCAGGAATAGCATCCTTAACATTCCTACTACCAATACCAATAAATCTCTTATCAGTAAGAGTATTGTCCATTTGTAAGGAGAATTGGGTAATTCTCATAAAGTCTTGTCCGAATAAACTAATAGAACCACTTGAAAAGAAGAAAGGCTCCAATAGTTTATCATCGGAAGAGAAATTCTTGAAAGCAGTTTCGTCAGTAACAGACCTTCTAGCCGCATACTTTTCATCTTTTTCTAGACTGTGAACCTTACGAGGCATACAATCCATAGTCATTTTCAACTCTTCGTTTTCGTTAGCAGTCATTGTAAGGGTGTTTACTCTGTTGCCTGTAGCAATAAGAACAAAGTTAGTATCTTCATCAGCACCACTAGGAGTAATCCTTGTACTGTAAGGGTTTGTAGATGGTAATTTAGAAAAGACTTGTTCCATAGCAAAGGAAGGCAAATCATCGCCATCCTGCTCTGTAAAGGTGTAGGTAATTGGGTTATCAATAAATCCGTCAGCACCAACTGTAGATTCTGTTAATTGGTCTAAATCTGCGAAGGCATCTTGCCCTTCCAAAAGCGGAGGGGTCATTACATTGTCTATACTTCTGTAAAACAACGGCCCTGTGTCAGTAAGACTAGAGCCATGCAAATAATATTTATTTTCGGAGGTAACATCTCCTGCGAAGGCACTATCGGGGTGAGTACCAGAGTCTAGAGTAGCACTAATAGAAGAACACTTACCGAAGAAATAGTACAACCAAGCACCATGATTAGCAACAATACCAATGCTTGCGTTACCTGCCGTTTCTATTCCTTTGTATTGGTGGGTAAAGTTTCTGCTTCCACCTACAAACAAATTCTGTTGTTTGAATTCTACATCAACAGAAGGGAAAGTTAAGGACTCTACAATACCCAACCAATTGTCGGCGTTTAGATGTTTTAGGTTTGAAGTACCGCTTTTCGCAGGACATGGTGCGCCATATCCTCTTAGGTGGAAAAAGTCTGCCGCCGCATCTAAGTAATTACCGCTACTTTCTCCCGTTTCAATAGCGGGATGGAAAGTGATTGTTGTAGAAGTATTACCTGTTACTCTATGAACGCTTTCCTTAGTACCCGCATGGTAAAATTCCAAAACACAACCAACATAAAGGTCATTGACCAAATCAAAATTGCCTGTAAAAGCACTATCTAGAGTTAGAGTTGTTTTTCCTGAATCTACCGATGCAGGTTTCAAATAAATATCTACTTCGGGAACAAAAGTTACCGATGTGCCGCTTCCTAAAAATATATTGTTGTTGGTCATAATCCCACTTCCTTACTTACAAACTAAGGGACTGTTTGAGCAAATCTTTTTGCTTCTAAGTTCAATTTATATCCGAATAATCGTTTCGCCCTATCATTAGATTCGCTTCTCGCCCCTAAAAATAGTTGATTAAAACATGAATTATCCGAAGATTCGTACCCCCTACGCTTGCTCTCAATTGCGTGACGAGTTATCAAGTATAAAGCCCTTAGCCTATCTTTGCCGAAATCTGCATCTGTACCGGCTCTTTCATCATGAACCGTTCTAATATGTAAAGTGAAAGAATAAGTTTCGTTCCTAACATCATAAAATACCGTAGGATAATCCATTGTATTAGAATCCTCAAAAACAATAATTACATCTTTAGAAGAGAGGTCATATCTAACACCCTTATTCTTCTCAATAGAACGAACATCAATTAAACTAGGCTTTCCCGAATGAGAAACATTTATTGTACCTGCACTAACTAAAGTTGTTGCAGAAGTAGACCATTGGTTGTCTAATAAATCAATTACTAAACTAACTTCATCCATTAATTGCCGCCTCCACTTGTTCTACTATTAGTTTTTCCATGTACTGAATGTATGCTTCTTCTGCATTTTTGATAAGTTCTTCATTTGTAAAAGTTAAATCAACTCGTAATAATCTTGAAACTTCTAACATTTGTATGTTTCTTTGTTTTTCTCTCGCTAGAAAATCATTAAAAACCTCAGTTGCCTTTCTAAATGACATATCAATCAATCAAATATACTAAGTCTTTCTTACCGTCTAAGATTTCCATACCTTCTTTTCTTAGAATATCGTACTTTTCCTTAGTGGAAATATTAGCACCCGTTTCAGCAATAAGAATAGTTTGGTCATCGTGCCGTAGTATTTCTGCCGCAACCAATTTAGTAGCGGCTTCATGAATTGCAGAAGGCACTCTTCCATCACCTGCAACGAAACTAACAATAACTGAATTTTTTCTGTGGTAAGGATACTTCTTATTGAAGAAAATACGACCATCACTACCCATCATCCAAAAGTCTCCTAGTCTTTTCATTTCCTGCTTGTCAGTAAAATTAACCACTACACTATCGGAAGTTTGCCCCGCTTGGTCTGTGACTGTAAGAGTACAATCCGAACCATCCTCGCCTTCTAACAGACTAGAAATATGGACTAAGGTTCCGTCTTGACTATCAGTGTAAGCATAGAAAAAATCGGAAATAGAATACCCACTAGTCAAAGAAGTGTTTGCCTTTTCAGCAGTGGCTCCCGTAAACTGTGCAGTCCTAGCAGGAAACTGTTCGTTAATCAAAGCAACAATTTCCTTTGCCGTAGTCTTTGCTCCAAAATTTAAATTGAATGTCTGTGTGGCCGACTTACCGCCTTCCCCACTATAAAACAAATCCCAAGAATCTACTGAATTAGGCAGAGTTAAGGTTAGTTTTCTTATCTTATTGTATTTGGAAGTGTCCAAACTAATACTCGCTTGAGCAGAAGCCAACTCTCTATAATTGGTTCCTTCCCAAACTTGAAGGCTGATAATCTTTCTAACTTTCATTTGGTTTAATTGAACAAACCCTACATAGCCACTATAGTAAGAGTTTATTGGGTGATGGGTAAATTCAAAATCACGAAACTCATCCTTCCAAATAATAGGTCTAAAGGAACGATTTATCATATCATCAATAATCCCTTCTGTTCTTTTAATAATAGAACCTATTTGTGCGTCAGTAGGATTGGTTACAGAAGTAAAAGCAGGTATCTGTAGTAAATCCGAGACTGATGTTTTATCAGTATAAAACCCACGGCCTTGAGAGTAATCTACATTTATGTTGGTATAGTCACTAGGGGATGATGATACAGGCATAATTAGACCTCCAATGCGTCTTCTAAATCACTAAGATTAGAAATGATTTCGTAAAAGAAAGCGAGTACCTTTTCTCTAGTTTCTGCAATTTTCCTTTGGTTTTGATTGAATATTTTATCTCTCAACTCTTCTTCTCTTGTTTGCCTTGCTTTGGGAGTAAGGTCTTGGTATTTGGCTCTAGCACTTCCACTTAATTCATCTTTCCAAGCATCGGGTTGTTTTAGATTAATTCTGTCTTTATCTATAAAATCTGGAAAGGGAATATTCGTTGATACTCTAGGTTTAAGCAAATTGTCTTTCTTAGTTCCACCCGCAAGTCTAGGCAAAGGTGGCTTAGTAAATCTAATTCTACCATATTCAGTAAATACTAAATCGGCTAAAATTTGTCCTCTATCCGATTTAGGCTTAATAGTACATTCAACCTGCATCAGTTTAGTAAAATCGGTTAGATAATCTATGAAATTATTTTTTTGGTTGTCAAATATAGCACTTAAAAATAAATCAGCCCATGCTTTTCTGTTTAAGTTTTCCTTTAGTGTTGCTACTACTTCTTCAATTGCAAATTCACCCATTTCTACTTCTTCGTAATCAAAGTATTCCTCAACTTGGTCTTCATCTAGATTACCTTCAACTACAAGTTTACCATTGACTACCTTTAAGGTAGCAAGAGCCACTGTGTCTGTAAATGTATTAGGGGATAATTGCTTATGTTGGTTTAAATAATCATCAATCCATAGTTTACTAGGTTTGTATCTTTCTAATACTCTTCTTGTAAATGGTATATCGCTGAAAGATATTTTATTGTTTTCTACTTCCATGTCATCTAAAACAGTATCATACAATTCATCAAATTGTGTGTTAAATTCCGTGTCCTTAATTGCGTCTTCTAACTCATCTAGTGATATTTTTTCGCTAGGAGTTGTTAGTCTTTCATATGCAACAGTTTCTTCACCCATAGATAGTAATTTATTTCTCTTATCAGTATTAGCAATGTCTTTAATTGTAAAATTCATCTTATCAACAAGTATTGGTATCTTCCTGTCAATCTGTACTATTTTATCCAACTCCGAAAACTTCTTAGTTTTTAGATTTGCTAATTGTTCTCTAAATTCCTTTTTAGCATCATCAACATTAAACTCGTAGTCCGAACCCCTATTCAAATCTTCTAAATCCTCAATCTTCTCATCCAATTCTTCATCCGAAGAAACAGAAGAAACCTCTGTATTACCGTAGAACAATTTTTTCAATAGCGACAATTCGCCATATTTCACAACATCAAAAACTTGACCTGTATTGTTTAAATGAATCGCATTGTCAAGTTGTGGAATGAATTGCATTGTCAATCCTCACATTAACCACTTTGCCCATGCCGCACCCTTTTGGATAGCGGAGCCTAAATGCAATCCACTTTTAGGAGGCTCGTAACTAGTTTGCCCTGTTTGTGGGTCTACCCAAAATGGCCTACCGTATCCATCTGTACCGCTTGGTGGTATTGGATAGCCACTACCATTATTCACTGCCCCTTGCATTTGGTTATATTGTTGAGTTTGTCCTGTAATGCCTGCTACGGCCATACCTGCTGATGGAGCCATTGCTTGTTGGTATCCTTGTTGAGGGGAAGTAAATCCTTGTGATTCTAAATACTGTTTCTTAGCCATCTTTCTTTGGTTGATTACTTCTGTATCAACCGCAGAGTGAAGAATTGCATTAATATCTAATTGAATATTTTCAGCAGTAATCTTTTCATATTCCCTTAAACAATCGGGATGAACAGTGGTTTTACCTGTAGTAGAATCTTGAACGAATTCTAATTTAGCCAACATTTGACTTACGACTCTTTCTGTAACATCTTCCATTAGTTTTTCTAATGCTCCTAAAAATTGCGCTCCGTGATATTGAAAAAATTCTTCCACATGGTTATCTTGCAAAGAAAGTAAATTATTTACATTCTTGAATTGTTGGTCATTTTGAGCGTTTACCGCACTTAATACTGTTCCATTGCTTGTTCCAAATACCATATTATTCACCTTTTCCTTCTATTAAAAACTGCATTCTTTCTAATGATGTACGCATTTCTTGTGATAGTCTAACTACTTCTTCGGGAGGTGTTTCTTCTGCCTTATTAGTAGGGGGTTTTAGTATCCATCCTGCCGAGGTTAGCGAAACCACATCTGCCTGTGATAGTGTGGTAAGCGGCCCCTTAGATAAAACTTGGGGCATTCTTGGTCTAGGGATAAATGCTTTAAAATCAAGACCGTGTTCTTCTGCTAGTATTTGTTGTTGTAGCATTTCCATTTGTTTATGTGTTGCTGAATGCTTAGAACAATATGTTCCTCTCATGGGCCGACCCTTTTCTACATGAGTTAAAGGAATAGGAGGACGCATGTAATCCCCCGCTTCCCATACTTGATGGGTTCCACAAACAACACACCGTTCCTTTAAATTAAATTTAAAGCCATATCTAATAAACAAAAATTTCTTTTTTTCGGCCATTAGTACTTGCTTGATTTCCTTTAACTTCTTTTTGGGCTTAATATTCTTAAACTTGTATTCTTCTACAGGGCCACTTGCTCTTGCTTGCATTAAGGGCGACAAAAACAAGTTACCTGTTTGTGGCGATTGCGCTCCTATTAAATTCGGTTGTTGGTACATATTATCTACTCCTTGTTTAAATTACTAATTGCTTTCATAGTTTCAGTATAGAGTTCACCTAACATAATCTCTAATTTCTTATCCTTTATGCCTCTTATTTTTCTAATATGCTTGTTAATAGTGGTCATCACTGAGCGAAGTGACCCTTTGGTATTTTCCATATGAGTTATTTTTTCATATGATTTTGCGCTTCCATAAGCAAATGATTCATTAATAATAATATAATTGTAGAATATTTTTAGTTTTTTCCTAACTAAATCCAAAGAAGCGTTGCCGTCCGAATATTGTTCGCATGCAGAAGTTAATTCTTTAATAGCGTCATCCATATAATTAGAAAGTTCCCTTGAATATTCTCTATGGGATAATTCGTGAGTAACTACATTAGCAAATTCAACGATTCTTTCAACATCATTATATTTTTCTGCTACCGTAGTAAATTTATCTAAATTGATAGAAACTTTATCTTCTTTAGGACTATAAAGACCCTTAAATTTACCTTCCGTAGTAAATTCATCAACCTTGATAACATTAAACCACATATTAATCAATAATCCTTTATCATTGTTGTAACGCCACGATAAACCATCTCCGGTTGCGACTTAGCGGATACTATGTATTTGAATGTAGGAATCCCTCGTTCATTTAGTTTTTGCATACCGTAATGGAACGGCTCAAAGATAGGGTGGTCTTCTATTTCACCATCATGTTTATATTTTTTACCCCACATATCATACTTATTAGCCCAAAGACCTATCGCCAAAGGATATTCTTCTGTTTTTTTCTTTTTTCCATTAGGCCAAGTACTTGAACAAATACCATCTACTAAAAACTTCCATGCTAATTGATGGTCTAAATTGGCTTGAATATCTAAATGCCTATGGTCAATTAAAAAAATAATGTATTTTACCTTTCTCTTCTGTATATCATTAAGCCATTGCCGCCAATAGATAGACTCACCGCCCATATCCGCAGTCTTTAGTGTGTGAACATCACCGTCTATTTTTACTGTTTTTCTAGTGGGTCTATGCACCCCTACAGTCCTTTCTTTTATTTGAGGCACTTCCCCTCTAGTTCTTAACTGATGATGTAAAGTAGTTTTACCTACCATTGTTGCCCCGTACACACCAAAATTAATTGCGTGTATTTTTTTGTAAAAACCTATTATTGCTTCACCAATAAGAATAGCAAAACCTGTCATTACCGACATATCAATGTCCCCAAATACCTGTTACTTTATCTATTAGCCAACCCATGATATTTATATCAAAAACACCCATGATATTTCCTATTAATAAACATGACAAACCAACACAAGAACCCCAAAACCATGCTCTCATTCGCATAAAAAACATATCAGCAGAATGCGCTCTTTGTTGATTATACGCATAATCCGAGTCGGAAAAACCCATTAAGTCGCTCAAGACCACTTAACCACCTCACTGTAAGGTGGCTAAAAATTCATTTCCTATTCCTTCTTCTGCGTTATAAGTAGCAATTTCCGGTACTCTAGTAGTATTATAGTCTGTTTGGAAGGTCTTTAAAGAATCTTGCATTCTCTTCCTTTGTTGTTCTTCCTTGTTTTTAAGTTTCCAATAAGCCTCAATTCTTCTGTCTAGAAGACCTTGCTCTATGTAATCATTTAAAAATAAATCATTGAGAGCCTTCATAATTAGAATAGCACCCACTGTAATAAGTCCAAATAGAACCCCATGCGCTAAATGCGTATATGGGAAATTAGTACCATATTGTGCATAAAAGAAAACATTTGCTCCGCTAACTACCCCTACAAAAAGAATAGTCATGATTAGCCTAGTGTCGGTGTTAAGTGCCGCCATTGTATCGCCTCAGTTAAACTCCACTGAGAAAGCAAATTGAGATGCGGCGTTTGGTGGAAGGGGTTGAGTCAATTGTGCAAATAGTCCCTCTCTAGCCAAAACACCGTGCATGTCATATTCTACATTAATGGCCCCTGTGTGGCCCTTAAAAACAAACCTTGCTAATTCAGTATTTCCTGTTAAATCTACATCTTTAGAGTCAAAAATCTTTAGAATGTATTCGTCAGTACTACCTGTACTACAAGTAACATGAATGCTTTTCAAATTACATGCGTTTTTACAAATTATTGCGTCTCCTGCGAGAACACCACTTGACCTTGAAGCGTCGGGCATAGTATCACTTATCTATTGCTAGAGTCCATGTCTTAATGAAGGTTTTGGCCTTCACTCAGCAACTTCTTCTACCTTTTTCTCTTTCTTAGAAGCGGTTTTCTTTGGTTTAGTGACCTTCTTAGGCTTTGATTTCTTTTTAGGGAGCAAGATACCTACTACTTCATTAGGTTCGCATCTTAATGCAACACTAAGCATAGTAGATTCTCTTTCCGGCAAAGATTCTAGTTCTACTCTATCCGATTCGGAAAAAACCACTACGACATTTCTGCCGCCGTAATAATGAGAGGCAACAAAGGCCGAGACTTTTGTAGACTCGGCCTTTGTGACTTCAAATTTTCCTTCTCTTCCTTGTAGTTTTAGAGAATCTGCCCAACAAGTTTCACTTAATTGGATAGTAGCCAAAAGACCACCTCAAATATTTCCCCAAACACGCACTCTAAATTGCATACCGGAGTGTGTACCACCGTCTGCAACCTCGGCAGGTGTAGCCTGTAGGTTTTGCACAATTAACATTGTAACTGTACTGTCGCTAGTATAGGCTCCTGTAGTACCACTCATGACGAAGGTTGGATAGAATAGAACATTCGCTATTCCTGTATTACAGATTGCAGTTATTTTACCCAACCCGAAATCCGATGCACTAAGTACAACACCGGAGGCATCGTATGTAGAAACATCAATCATAGCATCTACCATGTATTCATCACCAATAACACTAGGGCGGGTCTGCCCTTTATGGTCGGCTAAAAGCGCAACTGTGTAAACTTCTTCTGTCAATCAAAACACCTCAAGCCACATTCGTAATTTTACCTTGTCCACGGAAGAAGGAACACCCTGTTTCACCGATGGTTCGGTAAAGGGCTTGGTTTCCTAGACGACCGACACCGAATGGGTTTCCATTGGAGATACCATCTTCAAAGTACTGAGTAGGCTTCATAACAGAGAGCCATAGATGGTCAGTATCAAGGAACAATAGGTCACTAATTCCACTATCGGAACCGTTACGAGTTCCGGTCATTTCCTTAACAGGGATGAGAGGAATGTCGTAGTATGTTGCAACACGGAATCCAACTTCTGCTCCCTTAATTCCACGAACACCATTAACAGTAGGAATAATTTCCTTTCTGTCCATGAATCGCTCTTGGGATTGTAGCAAGTCAGCAATTGCTTGGATGGTATCGTATCCTGTTAGGATAACCTTTGGTGAACCACCGGCAATACGCAAGTTTCTAATCATAGCGTTAAGCAAAGTCAAAGTTAGTGGGCGAACCGAAGAGGCCGCATAACTACCGTTGAAGTCTACTTCTGCATCTAGGAAAGAACCGGCGGTATGTCGTTCCTCACCGTAGATTTTACCTAGATTGTTAGTAGCACTAGCCTCATCAGCACAAAGAACGCTATTATCCATAGCAAGTATTTCATCTCGGCTAGAGACAATCTTAAGGAGCGAGGTATAATTGTTCTCAATATCAGCAAGAGCCGCCACTTCTCCATAGAATTCAAAAGGCATAACGAGCATCTTGTTTTGTGCTTCTGCGTGAGCCTTACCCATGTCTTCACGGATAATAGCACGAATGTCTCCCAAACCATCGTCAATTTGAGCCATTTCCATAGCCAATTCCGATATATCAAATTGGTGAGCAATCGTCTTAGGACTCATAAAGAGTTGAGCGTAGGTAGGAGCCATGCTTCCTAGACCATCAGCCGCAGTAGAAAGTGCCGCATTTTCACGAACGCCACCGATTTCATCTGCTTGTGGGCTGTCGGAACCAATTCCGCCACCGCTACCGTCACTTTGCAAACTAAGAGTAGAACCACTACCACCAAAGGGTCGGCTCTTAAGAATTCTCCAACCGCTTGAAGTGTAAGGACGCTTTGATAGCATAGCCAAAGCATTAACTTCTCTGTTAAGCATTGACCAAACTTTCTGTCCGTATAGTACATTATACATTCCGGTAGCACTACCAATTGCACTAACTCCGTTTGCGGCAGTAGCCGCAGTATCGTGTGCCGTGTGTAATCCTTGTACGACTCCTGCTTGCTTAAGGAGGGAATTTCCTCCAAATGCAGGTACTCCGTATGTTGCCGCCTCTAAATCTCTAATTGTGTTAATATATGTCATGCTTAATCACCTCAAATATTTCCGCTAACCATCTTGTGAATGTCGCTCCAATTCATGTCAGCAACTTCCTCTAGGGAAAGTACCTTAACTTCTTGTGCGGCTTCGTTGGCCTTGCGAATTTCTGCGTTTCCGTTATCCAAAGACTTACGGAGTTCACTAAATTGTTGTCGTAGAGCAGAGATTTCATCTTGTGCATCGTACTCGGACTTTGCAACCAAATGTTCTCGGTGAGAAACTTCGTTCTCAAATCTCTTAGCGAAGGTATCTTGCAAGTTATCGTATGCAAGTTTTTCCATTTGCTCTGCTCTAAACTGAGCATAAGCCTTCTCAATGTTTTCCGAAGAAAGGTTTAGAGTATCAAATTCTCCGTTACCGAATGCTTTTGAAACCTTACCTTGTTTTTCTGCTTGTGAATCACCTGTTGGTTTTCCACCGCTTACAACAACTCTTTCAGCAGGTTCACCTGTTTCTACAGAGCCGCCATCAAGCGTAGCAGTAGGAGACTTACGGGTATCATCCATATATTCGTCGCCCATCGTTTCTTGTTCTTCTTCTCCCGCCATGTTTTCTACCATTTCGGGGTCATCTTCATTTTCTTTACGCAGAGTGTTCACTTCTTCTAGAAGAGTGTCCAATTCCGCCAATGCTTTTTCTAATTTATTCATGTTAGTCACCTCTTGTTTGAGTATGTCAAATTTCGCTTCGGGATTTATTCCTTTTTCACAGATTGTTACTTCGTGCAATTCAAGTTTGCTAATTTCACTAAATTCGCCTAACTCTTCACTGCGCTTTTTCACTTTCTGTAATGCTTGTCCTCCAATGCTAAAAGACCTTAATGTTCCCTTGCGAATTCCTCTGCCTATTTCTTTGGCTTTTTCTATGTCGTCCCTTAATTTAATTACTACAAAAAATCCTACATCATCTACTTCGGTTTTCCATAGTCTTCCATTTGAGTCTCGGTAATTTTCTACTACTTCTCCTACTTGGACATTTGAGTGGTTTGTCATTACATTTCGGAAGTTTTTTTGTTCCATAAATTTGTTTACTGCTTCTTTGAGTGATTTTAAGGTAATCAAATCATTTTGTTTATCTACCATTTCAATAGAAGCATATCCACCTATCATTAATTCGTCGCTTTTAATTATTTGAAAGTCATCAAATCGTTGCGCCTTAATGATTGGCGACATATTACTCAAACCTTCGTTCTACAATTGACTATATAGCCTTATCGGATTTTTATTCCAATTTTAAGGTTTTGTACTTATCTTCATAGATATTCCAAACGCCTTCGTCTGTATCTTTATCTACAGGTTTTTGTTCATATCCTGTCCAAGCAATCCAACTTTTCTTATCTTTAATATCTACTACTCGGAAATGTAATTTAGTTTCAAACTTATTACCGTCTAGTATGTACTCATGGTATCCATTTCTTTGAACACCTACCTCTACATCTCCTTCATCTATTAATTTATGAGTATCCTGTTGCTCGGATATTTCCGCAGGATACTTTACTGCTTTACCAAACAATGCGAATATATCATCATCAGTCTCTAAATCAATAGTCCACATCAATAATTCTTCTTTGTGTTGTACTGAGAAATTAAGGTTGCCGTCCTTTCTCAAATAAATTTTAAATTGAGAAGGCTTCTCTTTAATTATTTTAGTATCGTCAATTGTAATCTTACCGTTGGATATTGATATATCTTCTCTACGGTTCAACCAATCCGGTAAGTCTTTCTTATCGCTTTCTAATACCGTTTCGTATTGGCTACCGTAATTCCTAATCAAGAAGTCATGTACCTCTGTTATTGGTTGTGGCCCCTTTCTTTTTATTAGATTGATAACCCCTACATATATTTCCGATTGTAGGCTTTTCATTGTTTCTTCTGCTTCCTTCTTCCACATATCTAAATCGTGGATTGCGTTCTTAGCCATAAGATTAGTTTCTTTAAATCCGTATAAAGTAAAACCATCCATGCTTTTAGCAATCAAAGTTGCAGTGCCGTGAATTCCATCACTGATAGTTATTCCTTTTTTCAAAGCCATAGTTTTGTATTTGATACTAGGCTTAGTATCTTTAGAAAGCATTTGCAAAGTCACTATTTTATCGGGTAATTCAACTTCGGGTATCTCAATAACCTTAGCGGAGTAAAGAGTAAACCTACCATTATCCTCTCTTACCTCATCTACTTTGACTCTAATGATTTGGCCGACCTTTGCATTAATCTTAGTATTAAGTGCTTTACCGACATTCATGTATCTTCTATCGTTCTGTTCAACGATGTGCTTACCTTCGTCCTCATCAACCGGCCCTGCCCCCAAAGTGTAGGAATAAAGACCGGACTTAGTAGATTTCTTTTCTAGAACGACCATATCCAAATCTACAAACTTCTTCCACTTAACCCACTTAGGGTTTTTCTTCGTACCAATAAAGTAAGTGGATTCAATATCTTTAATGACTACTCCTTCCGAAGTAGGCATTTCCATAATCTCTTTTGCGTATTCTGCTATATCTTTTAGAGAGTCAGCAATACGAGTATCTTTCTTTGAAGGGTAAACCAAATCCGAAGAAGACTTGGAAGAATAATTGTTGAACAGTATGTTGATTCTGTCTCTTAGGGGTTCTTCTGTAAGGTTTTGAGCCTCATGTCTCATAATATCAAAAACATGCGCTCTTAGTCTAGCCTCTTTGTACTTATTCTTGAAAACATGGGCTATTGTATCTGCCCTATGCAGGGCTTTCTCACCATCAAACAAAATTAACTCAGCATCAAGGATACAATCACCGTATGCTTTTTTCTGTAGTTCCTTGACTTGTTCGGAACACTTGTCTGTAATGTCCTTTTCATTATAGGAGTAGATATTGATTTTGTCATCTATCTTATGAATCTGTATTCGCATACCATCATATTTTTCTTGGACAACATATTCTCCACTAAACCCTTTCAATTCATTCATGTCATCAATGTCAAAGATTCGGTACATGGGTTTGTTAGGAACAATAAATTGAGAAGATGCCTTTTCAGTTTTCTCGGCCTTTTCTAAATTGACTTCTACTAAGTCTTCTAAATCTTCTTCCGAAGAATTTGATAACATCATTTCTTCTAGTATCTTATTTGCTTTTTTGAATTGTGATTCAACTTTTTTAGAATCCTTATCATCACCATAATGCTCAATGATAAACAAAGGAACATCATCAACTACTAAATCAAGTCCTTCTAATCCATCAGTAATTTCATCTTCTTGTAATTCTTTAGATGTGTAGAAATCAGCAGGTAAGGCTTTTTCATCGGAACGAATAGCATAATGAATAAATTTGACCATTGTACCAACATCGGATAATAGTGCCTCTAGCACATTACCTTTGAATCGGTCAGCGAAGGGGTCTTCTACTTCTTCCGATTTGAAACGCATATCCTTAATGGCTTCGTAAATAATTCTAGCAGTAGTGCTTTCGGGGTCTTTAGAATCATTATCTTCTAAATGCCTTTCGTCTAAGAAAACATTAATTTCTTTACCCAAAGGAGAAATTGAATCAAATGCTTCGCTTATTTCTTCTAGTGTGTTTCTCCAACGACCACCGTATTCTTTCTTATCTTCCTTTGCGGATAGATAAGATACTCTAACCTTCTCAAACAGATGTAGTATTTCGTCGGAAACGGGGGCTTTGACTTTCCCGATAGTTAAACCTGTAGAGGGCATTTATTCGCCTCACTTAAAATGAGTTTCCTCACCGGCTAATCCATATCCCGAATGAGTACCTTTGTTGTTCTCAATCTTGGTCTTGTCTTTTTCGCCTGTCTTTTTAGGTCGCTTTACTTTAACCTCTTCCGATT